GGTGATAAAATTTATGTTCATTATGCTTATCTTATGCCGGATGAACTAGACGAGCAAAAAAAAAAAAATCCCAATATATATATAAATCAACTAGTTATTGAAAATGTACCTGAAGATCCAACACTTGCTTATGGGGGTCGTAGTCGTTTTCGTAATCTAAAGAAAAGAAAAACCATCAAAAAAAAACGCCATAATAAAAAGAGCAAAAAATCATTTAAGAAAAGACGCATTTTTCGAAAAAAAACAAGAAAAACACACACATAAACAATAACGTTAGTTTATAATACATTATAAAACCACTTGCTAAAATAAAACTTTTCATAAGGTTGTGAACCATTTTTAATTAATTCATTACAATTATATTGTCTATCATAGTCATTAGAACCACCATCAGGTCTATAAAATAATAGATGATTGGTCAAATCACAACTTAATAAAGTAATATGTCCCATACCTTCATATTTATATCCAATATCAAACACATTGGTTTGTCCCTTAGCACAAATTACTTTATAACGTTCTAATGCTTCATTTAAACTCATAATAGTCCATTGTCCATAATAAATTTCTCTTTTTTGATGTCCTAAAATTTTATATATTATTTTAATATTGTTATTTAACCCTTCTGGAATTTGTGCGTCAACAAATAAATTATTAAATTGTTGAAATGCTTCTCTATTATTATCAATCCAAAAAAAGGGTTCTTTTGAAGATACATAATCATTATTAGAAATAGTTGCTTTTTCTAATAGCACTAATATTTTGTTAATTTGTTTTGATTTTTTAGCAGTTAAATTAGACATTTTTTAATTAACAGCTATTATTTATAAATACTTATTATAAATAATAAATACTTTTAATCAATTTTTTTTAAAATCAATAAGTTATGTTCTAATTGTTTTGTAAATTTGAACTTTTCACTATTTTTTCTGCGTCTTTGTAAATTACATTTTAAGCAACATATTATTGTATTAGCATTGCTATGTTCATCATAATTATTTAATCTATCAAGAGTCCATTGATAATTAGTTCTCACATTTTTAAATAATATTAATGTTTTGCTATTACAATAATAGCATCTCATATTATAAACTACTAATTTTTCTATAATATTTTCCAATGTTATAAAATTATCATAGGCATCATATGTTTTTTTTTTGTCTTGTTGCTTATATGAGTCCAATTTATTTTTTAATGCTTGAATAAAATATTTTTTTTCATCAAACACAACGCCATTAAATAATTTATGTAAACACAACATTTGCTCTTCATAATTATCATACATATGAATTATAGTAGCACTTAAATCTGTAACGCTTGTTTTTGAATCGGCAAGAGATGTTTTTATTTTGTCTAATAATTGTAAATACGATTTTTTTTCACTTATTGGATTGTTATTAACAATAGTTTTATTAGCATTAGTGTTATTTTCTACAACATTTTCTACAACATTTTCTACAACATTTTCTACAACATTTTCTACAACATTTTCTATTTTTTTATAATTAGATTTTTTAGATAATTTACATAAAATTATTTTGCTCATTAACCAATTATATGTTATTATTATTTTATATTTTATTTTTAATATATTAATATATGATTATTATATAAAATTATAAATATATTAAATATAATAAAATATAATGTTAGCATTAAAAGAAGAAATTAAACAGGAAGTTAAGCAAGAAATCACTAATGAAATTAGCAATGCTGAAATAACTAATACATTAGACGAAATTATACAAGGAAAATCTAATTCAAAAAACAACTTATCCGATAAAAACAAAAAAGAAAAAACTGATTATTGTAAAGAATTAAAAAACATTGCTTATAAAACTATGTTGCTTAATGGGCATGAAATAGTTCCAGATGTGAATAACACTAATAATAATACCTTATCAAAATATTTAGAAGATGAAACAAGCGCCAATCAAAAAGAGAATTGGAGCAAACTAGATAAAACTCAAAAAGTAAAAAAATTAATAAATCACGTTGAATTATTAGAAAAGAAATTTACATTGACAGAAGATGAAGTAAGTAAATGTAAAAAATATTTATTAAAATGTTTGGAACGTAAAGCATTAACCAAGGTTAAAGATGTTAATTATGATAAAGAAAAAGGAATTATTACTACTATTCCAAATCTACATTTTGATAATAGTAGTCGAGTTTTTGCTTTAAAAAAAGACGATAAACATATATCAACGGTGAAGTGTCTACCACAAGAAAATAAATCAAAAACAAGAACTATTAAAATACTCGAACAATAATTAAATTTTATAAAATTGATAACTTATTATTAAACTATTTAATAATAACTTAATAATAACTTAATAATACTATTAAATAATGACTACAAAAGCCATAAACTATAATAATTATTTTAATTATTTAATTAAAAAATTCAATATTGAAATGCTGTTAGATTTTAAAAACAAAGAGTTAGTAAGTAATTATTCGCAATTTTTAATAAGCACCATTGATTATATGTTAAGTTACATTAATTCAGAGTTATTACAATTAATGTATTATGATTTATATGATGAAATATATGAAACTATTTACGACCTATTACTAGTTCAATATATTGAGACTAACGTATTAAGCAAATTATTTAACATTGGTGTCAATGAAGCCAAAAAATTATTATGTTTAACTATTAAATTATGCCAAAATATAGTATTTAAATTTTATATACCAAAAAGGTCATATAAAAAAACATATGTGAAAAAATTTAGTTTAAATAAAAATTCGGCTCGTTTTAATAAAATTAAAATCCAAGTTACATATTTGAAAAATATTCCTCAACCAGAACAAAGAAGCGATGAGTGGTATATTTTTAGAAACTCGGCACTCACAGCATCTAATATATACAAAATTTTTAAAAGTGAATCTAGTCAATCAGAACTAATTATTGAAAAATCAGAACCTTTAGATGTGAATAAATTTAAAAATACTAATTTAAATTCACCGATGCATCACGGACAGAAATACGAGCCCATTTCTATTTTATATTATGAATTTATCAATAATACACGCGTAACAGAATTTGGATGTGTTAAACATAGTAAATATAGTTATATTGCGGCATCTCCCGATGGTATTGTTTGCGATGAAAATAGTGTGCTTTTTGGTAGAATGCTTGAAATTAAGAATGTTGTTTCGCGAGAAATTGATGGTATTCCAATGCCGGCATATTGGATACAAATGCAGTTACAAATGGAGGTATGTGATTTAAATGAATGCGACTTTTTAGAAACTGGATTCACAGAATATTTATCACAAGAAGATTATTTAGATGATACTTCTGATTATTACCGCGGTTTTATTATGCAATTTTGTACTACAAATGGCGATGTATATTATGAATATCCTCATTTTGCAATGAGCAAAATTGATACAAAAGAATATAATGCTTGGACAGAGGCACAACTTATTAAAAATAGCGACAAAACATATGTAAGAAATATTTATTGGAAATTAGAAAAAATTAGTTGTGTATTAGTATTAAGAAATAAGTTATGGTTTAAAAATGTTCAACCGGCTATTGAAATATTTTGGAATAATTTAATTGAAGAAAAAGAATCAGGAACTTATGTTGACCGCATAAGTAAAAAGCAAAGAATGAAATATGAAGAGGATAAAGAGAAAAGTGATTTTCCAAATGTTGGATGTTTAATTAAACTATAAACTATAAACTATAAACTATAAACTATAAACTATAAACTATAAACTATAAAATGTAAAATTATATGATATAAAATATAATATATTATTTTTATTTAAAATTAATTTATTAGTACTATTAGTTATAAATTAATTATGAGAAATACTAAAGCCAATGATTTAGATATGTATGTGCTTAAGCGTAATGGAAAAAGAGAGGCAATTTCTTTTGACAAAATTTTAAAACGCATTAAATCATTAGGTAAACATTTTAATTTACAGCATATTATTTTTGCTCAATTAGCAATAAAAGTAATCGACCAACTATATGATAATATTCAAACTACTAAAATCGATGAATTAACTGCGGAGCAATGTGCGTCAATGTCATCAATTCATCCTGATTATACAAAATTAGCAAGTGCTATTGTAGTATCTAATTTACATAAAAATACAAGTAATTGTTATTATGAAACTACTAAAAAATTATATGATTATAGGGATAGTAATAATAATAGTTTTAGATTAATTAATACTTCTATAATGGAAATTATAGAAACCCATAAAGATAGCATTAATGCTATCATTGATTACGAACGAGACTATTTTTTTGATTATTTTGGGTTTAAAACATTAGAGCGCGCTTATTTAATGCGTTGTAATAAAGTAATAGTAGAACGCCCCCAGCATCTAATTATGCGTGTTGCTATTACTATTCATGGTTCTAATATGGAAAAAGTAAAAGAAACATATGATTTAATGTCGCAAAAATATTTTATTCATGCTACACCAACACTATTTAATGCCGGAACTCCACGACCACAATTAAGTTCTTGTTATTTACTTGGAATGGAAGATGACTCAATTGAAGGCATTTTTAATACACTAAAAGAATGCGCACAAATTTCTAAATGGGCAGGCGGTATTGGACTACATGCTCATAATATTCGCGCAAATGGTTCTTATATTAGAGGAACAAATGGCACTTCAAATGGACTTATTCCTATGTTGGGTGTATTTAATAAAACAGCGCGCTATGTTGACCAAGGTGGAAAGCGCAATGGCAGTTTTGCTATTTATATTGAACCACATCATCCTGATGTTGAAGATTTCTTAGATTTAAAGAAAAATCATGGAGATGAAGAAAGCAAGTGTCGAGATTTATTTTATGCGTTATGGATAAGCGACCTTTTTATGGAGCGAGTTATGGGCAATAAAATTTGGAGTTTATTTTGTCCGGATAAATGCCCGGGACTAAGCGATTGTCATAGTGATGCTTACAGAGAATTATATTTAAAATATGAGAGTGAGGGTAAATTTAATAAACAAATAAATGCGCGCGATTTATGGATTAAAATTTTAGATTCACAAGTAGAAACAGGAACACCTTATATTTTATATAAAGATGCGGCAAACAATAAATCTAATCAAAAAAATCTTGGAACTATTAAAAGTTCAAACTTATGTACGGAAATTATTGAATATTCTGATTCAAAAGAAACAGCTGTATGTAATTTAGCATCATTAGGATTGGCAATGTTTGTTAAAGAAGATAAGACTTTTGATTACGACAAATTATATCAAGTAACACAAGTAGTCACAAATAATTTAAATAATGTAATTGATATTAATTATTATCCAACTCCCAAAACTAGAAGGTCCAATTTTAAACATCGTCCAATTGGCATTGGAGTTCAAGGACTTGCCGATGTATTTTTTAAAATGGACTTACCTTTTATTTCAGATGAAGCAAAAGAAATAAATATTAAAATTTTTGAAACAATATATTATGCGTCGCTTGAAAAAAGTATGTTGTTAGCAAAAGAGCGATTTAAAGCAATGAAATTTTTAAAAGAACAATATGATTTAAATAATTGGACTTTTATTTCAGACGAAGATGAATGTAGAGAATATGATATTTATAATGTAACTGATGCTTCAATTATGGCGTCAATTAGTAATGATAAAGTTATTGACAAGGCTTTAAAAATTGCCACTCCAATTAAGGCCGAAATTGAAAATCTTGACTTACAATACTTAGGAGCATATAGTTCTTTTAAGGGTTCTCCGGCAAGTTTTGGACAACTTCAATTTGATTTATGGAATGTAACTCCTAATTCAGGTCGTTATGATTGGACTGCTTTAAAAGAAAATATTATGACTTATGGAATTCGTAATAGTTTGCTAGTTGCCCCTATGCCAACCGCAAGCAC